AGATATCTCTAAGCACGTCTTCTTCGGGAATATTGTAACCTTCGTTACCGCGCAGGTTATTTAAATCAGCGAACGTAGCGTAGTCGCGATAAACAACCCAACCTGCCCTACGAATATCACCGACGCGGCAGCCGGGATTTACCAATACTGTACGAATATCGCAGTATCTGAGCCAAGGGTGAGAAATCTTTTTATCAACATACTCAAACGTGGTCTCATCCGAATCCGGTGTATCTATTAACTTCGTTGTACCGTCTGGTTGCGGAAGCGAAAGCTTTTCAGCCTTGCGCTTATACTTCTTAATCTTCTTAGTATGCTCCGCGTAACCGAACTTCATGATGCCGGTTCCCAAAAGGGCTGCTTGCTCTAAGGTGCGCTCTGTTTCTTCCTCGAACTTCATGAAATCTAGTTGCGCCGAAAAGACAGCCGTCTTTGCCGTAACAACCTCAGGCGATGTTCCTGGGCGTGGGCGCAAAAGCATTGGAGGGTCGTCGAAAAATATTGACCCCATAACTTTGGGAACGATTGCCGCGCAATGATTTGAAATCATGAACTTCGGAACTGACGCTTGACCTACATTGCCGCCGTCAAATGCGGACTGCGTTGAGGGAGATTGATATAACAGATCGGCAAGGGTCCACCCGTTTGCCCATTGTTGCAACTGAACATAATTGTCTGCGGTAGCCGTGTCGTCGAGAACGAGTTTTACGGCGGCGTCGTTTCCAAATTGGATTGTATTTGTTTCTTTATCTACGTGGGTATTTTCTTCCGTTATCTCATTCGCAGGCGTGATGTACAGGTCGTGTATCTTCTGTTGAATTCTTTGGTCCTGGTCGCTCACGAATTCCTTCTATTATGTTCTCATTCCTGGTGGAAGTATCTTATCCAACATCGCCCGGCGAGGGTCACGTTGTGGTTCGGCTGGTGGCGGAGCAGTTGGTGGAGTTCCCCCACCATTTCTGTTTCTGTTCCAATCGCTAACTTTTGGCGACGCATCTGCCCTATTATAATCAGGGTCTGTTTTAGACATACCAAAAATTCGCTCTTTCCATGCCTTGAGATTTGCCTTGGCTTGCATTGCTTCCATTTCTTTTCTAACTTCTTCGGGGTCTGCGTTGGACCTCAAAGCCGTTTTAGGAAGGTAATTTATAAAGAATGAAATTCCATCCGGAATATCATCTTTACGATATGGCGTGCTTCTCTCACCCGTAAATTGAAGAAACTGTTTATACGTATCGTCTATATAAGGGCCGTTAGAAATATTTAAGCGGCCCTCGGACATAAGGAATTCTAAGTCCTTAATACGATTTCTCTTTGCTCCAGAAGACGCATCTATAGGCCACAGTTTTATCTTATTTTTAATATCGGGTACATTCCACTTTTGTCCGTGTACACCGATACCATCGTATAACCATTCCGCGCCATTGCACTTTTCAATACAAATTTCTTCTACCATCGGCCACTTTCTATAAGCCATGCAAAGCTGCGTGGGTATCTCGGAGGATTTCCATTTCCCATATTGGATATCTAAAATCCAAAGACCGTATTCATTGGAAGGCGTAAGATAAATCTTTCCCGTTACTATAACAGAATAATCGGACGACGCTTTATCCGTATACGAAAGGTCGCAGGTTTGAAATATTTTACCGTCTTTGGGCTCCATCTCTTTAGGATGGGTAACACCACGTAGGAGCGCTTCCGTGAAATGATGCACCCACGGAGAATCTTCATCCTCATCGGAAGGTTCATTCAGCTGCTGGTTACGAAAACCTCGCTCACCGTCGCCCAATAAACTTTGAAGATGCTCCCAACTAGATATCTGAGGTGCTGTCAAAACTACCATTTCTTCCGTGAGTTCTTTCAACGGAATACTTCTATACTCGGGTTTTACAGTCCACGCGCCTCGGCAAAAATACTTAATAGGAGAAACTTTTCCAGTCTTTTTATCTGGCAGCATGCGCGTACCGTACCAATCATCGGTAAAATAACGCGTACCTATGTGTTCCGAAAAGCCATAAGAAGGAACGGTGTTCTTTGTTCCATCATATTTCTTCTTCAGTTTTGCTCTGGTCTCTTTGGTATTTGAATTTTCGTCAGTGACGACGTCGTCGCCTTTTTTGATGTCGGGGTGCCAACCACTCAAACTAGCGACAATTGAATTGACCCAAAGATTCTTACCTTTTTGTTTCAAAACTTTAGCTGGACAGATAAGTGGACGAGTCGATGAGACAGCTGTCCCCGTAATAACGTACTCAGGATATAAAATATTAAAAGCTGTTGGTTCTGCGCCTTCTGCAATTCCGAAGTATGCTTTAATCTCTTGCAAAAAAGTCACAGCGAGGCTATTCTCGCCTGTGATTATCATTATCCGAATATCGGGAGCATTTATGAGCCATTGAACGGAATCGATTCCGTCTATCGTGCTCTTGTATGCTCCTCTAAAATCAAGAATCATTGCCTCTCGGCACGGCGTCCCGTCATTAGCGAATCGCTGCTGCTTTTTGATAGCATTGTGAAAATCGCCCAGCGTATATCCAGGAAAATACAGTCCCGTGAAATCTTTTTGAACAAACTGGTCGCAGACAACTTGATGAATACTATGGTACAAATCTTTGCCAACCAAACGACCAAGCCACAGTAAATTCTTACCCTTTCGGCCTTTGCCTCTAAGGTCTAACCAACGTCTGAATGAGACTATTTCATTTACTTCAAAAAGATTCTTATACTCAGTCTCGTCGGGTTCTATTGGCAGTTCAATTTCTAAACTTCCGTCTCCCAACTTCTGTGTTCTCGTAATGGCTCGAATTTGTAAATTGAGTGAGGCGGGGACAACAGAGATTTTCTTTTGCTTCTTTTTCTTAACTACTTCTTCAGCGTCTTCGAGCGCCTCAGCCGTTCTATCCGCACCTTCGTATATACCCAAAAGGTCAAAACAACTACGACACTCATCACCGTAATAATGTCCCGTGGCGTCTTGCTCTAACGCCCAAGCGAGGTCTTCCTCGTGCTGACTACGACGAGCTTCTATTAACTCTACACGAGTCTCTCGACCGGCAAAGGGGTCTGGCAATCCCTTTTTCAATGCTCTACTTCTTCTTTGTCTTTCGGCGGGTGTTAACGGCTGAACCATTGTGCCTCTCAGAAGAGAGGCGAGGCCCCTCTATTGTTCGTACAACTTTAACTTATTCTTCAATTCCAAATTTTCTAGTAAAATCTTTTCAAGCATTTCCTGTCGGCGGTGTTCCTTTTTAGGAATCCAAATTAAATTATTTGGAACAAATCCGTAAGGTTTTTCTAGATTTTCAGGGTCTGGATATCGTCGAATAATATGTAATTCATATCTTGTATCGTCGGGGCGTCTGCCCAAATTTTCAATTATCCAGTCTGCTCCCGATTGAAAAGAGCCGCCTTTATCAGGGTTCCAACCATCATAAAAAGCCAAATTTTTATAAGCAGGATAAGACCTCTTAAATATATTAAGATAATGACTTCTGATAGTATAATATTCTACATTATTTTTATAATGTTTTTGATGCGCGGCACGAACTTTCTCAGGATTAGCAGCGGCCCATCTCTTACTATTATTTTTATTTTCTTCGGGTCTTTTCCGATAATCGGTAATGCTTCTATCTTTTTTGAATTTCCTGGACGTCCAATATCCCCCTAAAGAAAAATTCTTCTTGGGATTCCAGTAAACAAAATCGTTACTCTCTCCATATGCTTGCGGAAGAATACCTGTGTCTTCTTCTCCCGTTCTTCTTTTTATGAAAGTGTACTCTTTTCCAGGAATTTGTCTTCTTTTTCCCATTTTGCCCCTCCTTTACAGGGGTAGTCAGGGCGGGTAAAGGCCGCCCCAACCAATTTGCGTTGAATTCATACCAGTGAGGTATGACAGCAAACAAACTATATTACCACAGACTGATTGCCTTGTCAAGTAAATTCTTCAAAAATCTTTGTCTCAAAATGAGACGTTATTGACTTTCTACAGCCTTCTTATATTGATTTACGTTGTCACTTTTGGCTCTTAGTTCTCTAGCCAAAGCGTACGGCGCATTTGCGTGCTCGTGTGGTAGATTAGGGGTTGGAATTTTCTTAGGAGCAAAGGCCGAGGTTGGATTGCCTTCGACACTTTGCGTAAACTTGTTTGCGTTTGCCAGCGTCTTCTTCGCGCCAGCCAAAATACCTTCTACACTATTTGGAGTACTCATGGTTAACTTCCTGCTCGAATATCTTCTTCTGTTTCACTTTCTTTCAAGAGAGCGGCAGCTTCATACCCATTTGGGGATTTAAAGACTCCTACCACTCCGCCAGGTTCAACTTTTACTTTGTTGTAGTCATCGTGAAGCAAACGTGAAAGTTCTCGCATAACCGAGCCGTGAACGCAAGCTACGGCTGGCTTTCCAGCCTCCTCACCTATCTTGATGACTTGCATAATCTTTGGGTCGACGCGCTCACGAAAAGCACTGACGCTTTCACCACCAGGAATTACTTCATTTGGGTTCTTACGGAACCATTCAAGGCTCTTCTTATTCTTTTTAGTCTTGGGCAATCCAGAAAAATCACCTGTATCTAGGCTGTCCAAGCCTTCCACCGTGGTGGCTTCCATGCCCTTCGCTGCCATCAACGGCTCCAACGTTTGGGCTGTTCGTTGCATACCACTATGAAACGCGGCACTAAACTCTCGGGCAGCAAAGTACGGAACTAATTCTTCCGCTTCTCTTTGACCATCTTCATTGAGAGGAATATCAAGGTCACCTCGGAAGCGCTCTTCCTTTTGTGGTCCTTTCTCTTTCTCATTGAAGTCCGTCTCACCGTGGCGTATGAAAAATGCAACTATTTTCATGAAGTTTTACTGTAGTTGACTGAAGGGGCATCCCGCTCGAATAAATTGATACATTTCAACAGCGGTTTTTATAATCTCGTTTATTACCAATCGTTGATAAATGACAACGCCAATGAGGACGATACAGGAAGCTGCCAAGACACCGATAAGAACGCTTTTAAATTTATCGGACATCGATTTTCACCAATTTTTGTGAAACCATTCTGACGTCTTTGCCATTATAAACGACTTGAAGTTTTTCTAACTGTGCCTCGATAAGCGAAATCGGTTCAACGATAGTTGGCATTGTGGAACCATCCCACCCAGCCACTACTATGCCAATAATCTTATGCGTCTTCTCCGACACTATAGCAGAACCGCTGGCACCATGGGAATCGAATTCTTGAACCAAAAAGGCACCAGGGGGAAGGTTAGGACTGCCTTCTTGAGATACGATTATTCCAGGAGACGTAATCTTAGCAGCAGACAGGGAGAAATTAACGTTGACCGTCTTATCCCCGACCTTTAAATCGCGTTCGTCCCCGAGCGGGATGACAGGCAACTTCTTATCGGTAGGTAGAAAATAAATAGCATAATCGTAATTATCGGTCAATTCGGCTTTGATTAACTGCATCGGGACGACTTGCTGAACAGCCATACCGCCCATTGACGTAACAGGCGAGACGAGATTCTCACTGGCATAATACTTCATATCAGGAGGCAGTTGATCGTTTGCAGATGTACAATGCCCAGCACCAATAATTAGATAACCTTTATCAACCTTCTTATACGCGGTTACAGTACAAATGAACTTAGGCGAAGTTATGCCTGCCAATTCGCTTGATGCGTACATCGCCATACTGGCGTGAAACACTTTGTTATCGAAGCCCTTCGGCTCACCGATATTCTTTCCAGACAAAGACGTGGTAAAGAATAGGAAGAATGCTAAAACAAGTGCAGCAAAACGTGTCATGCTGATATACCTAGGGTCGGTGAGGAGCGTGCTAATATGTTCGGCTCATCATGCCGTTTACTTCTGATCTAAATCTCTCGATTCATCTTTGTCTGGCCACTTCTGGTAAGCAACTGCGTGCCCCGCCAAAAAGGCATAGTAGGCATAAACTGAATTAACCAGTCCTGGACCTAAATCTTTTCCAGTTTTAAAGTGGTAAAAAATCAAAGCAGCTTGGGCGGAGGTTCCCAAAATGATATGAAATTTATTGATTAGAGTGTCTAAGACTTGGTTTAATTTCATCAGTGCTTGAAGCCTTTCATCGTAGCGGCGAAATTCGCCATATGCTGTATGTGGCTGTTTGAACTGTGTTTTGCGGCTTCTAACTTTGATGCAGGAATGGGCTCATTTTCTGCAACATGAAGTGCCTTATGAAGGCCCCCCTTTCGGAGGTGCCTCATAGCACGATAAAGTGAGGGGTTTTTTGCCTTTGCCATCTTAAGCTCCAGGAGTTGGAGCAGGCATTGGCAATCCCGCTGGTGTCGCGTGCTCTGCAGGAACGCCGTGTTGCCCCATCTCAGCCTCTGCTTCGCCCGGATTCATTTCACCCAAATGATCTTGAAGCGCGTCATGGACGCCATCCAAATCATGATGCGCAGAGGAGTGTACCGTGCCATCCTTGTGATGACGGTCCATCGTATGACTGCCGTCCTCATGATGATGGACGGTCGTATGTGTATGGTCTTTGTGACGAGCCATGATTACCAACCGCCTTCTTTCTCAGCCCCGCCTTCTTCCGAACGCTTGTTAAACATACGCGCCTTAGCCAGTGTTCCTGGGTTCATCGGCATCGGAGCGTGCTTCACTTTTTCTGGCTGCGGCTTCTTACCGTGACGAAGGGTCTCGTGATCGCTTTCGCCTGTCGGTCCAGGGCCTTCCGGACCTTGACGATTTCCCAAGCTATTCGTTACGCCCTTGATGTGAGCTGGGTGGACGGAACCAATTTCCAAACCTTCACCCAACGTAACGTCGGGATGCTTGCCTTCACCGCTGTGCTTCTTTTTCATAAAAATTCCTTACTTCTGAATTTGAACTAATTTCTAACGTCGGTACTTATAGGTACCGTTGAAATCTTCTTCCTGGTTATTACCTTTGAGTGTTTTTTGTGCTTCTCGCCACTCCATGTGCTCGCCCTCGTGGCCGTCACAACAATCATCCCAATCCACGCTTTGACCCTTATGCTCGGACATTGCGTCGGATGTTTCATCCTGTTCTTTGGACATTAGATTGCAAACGCCGTCTTCACCCTTACCATCTGTTACGATGAAGTGTTCGCAAGGGGCACCTTGCTTAAAGCCACCGCAATTAGTTCCAGTGGGAGACTTCGCCCATTCCAAACCAGTTTGATCGGCTGCTTTCTCACCAAGGATATTAACATTATAAACGACTTGGTCGTCTCCAACCACCAACGGAGTGCCGCCACGTTGATAAACACAAACGGGCGTATAAACCTCGCCCTCTTTAACGACTCTGTCGATGATAATATCGGGCCCGTGAATCTGACATCTCTTCTGATTAATGTACAAGAACGGACAATTAAAACAAGACTTGGGCTGATTGCCCGTGTCCTTTCCACCTACGAATGCAAGGGCCCATCTCTGCACACCAAGCGCTGGTTCAATTTGTACCAACTTATCAGCCATTTTCTTTCATTGCCTTTCGTGCCTTCCGAACCGCTGAGTAATGATTAACATGCTCGGGAAGACTCTTATACTTACCTTTTGTTGCCTCATCCCATTCGTGCAGAGCTTTCTTGCCTAGAATTTCTGGATGGGCGTGAAGGTAACCTTGTTGTGCTTTTGATTGAAAGGGCATGTGAATCTCTTAAAACTTCAGGTTAAGCCACTTACCTAGATCATGGTGAAGAACAGAGCCTGCCAAAACTATACAAGAGTGAATCCACTGTCGCTTTTCAGTCTTGCGTTGGTCATCTTCAACTGCCTCAACACGAGCATTCATGTTTCCCTTGAATTCGGAAAACTCTTGATGTAACTGACCTATCGCTTCAGCTGCTTCTTGCCTAAAGTCACTAATTGCCTTCATTATTTCCAAAGAGTCGCCATTCATAGGAGCCTTGAGTAAAATTTTGTCAGTGACTGTAACACCCGACCGGCTGTGGATTTCGCACTGTTTGTGGAGCCGCCGTATATGTTAAGCGTGCTGCCAAGCAAAGAAAAGTGGGGCTTCGGCTAGGAAGCCCCTGATACGCATCTCGCCGTACAAATGATTAGTCAGTTGTGATTGCGAATTCGTACATAGCTGCCGCGTTGGACGCATCGCTGGTCGTGAATGTCACGCCAACAACCAATCCAAACGGAGCCTGGGCCCCTACAGTGCCAGGGCCACCTGTTGCCGAAGACAACGATGCTGGAACCGAACCACCCGCGAAGTTAATACCAGATACAGTGGTATCTGTACTCTTCGGGGTCGAGTTAACCAATGCGCCGTTCTGATATGCGAAATAGCTTCCGCCAACGATACCAGATAGTGAACTACCGTACAATGCCGCCTTGATTGCCCAAGTATTAACGATACCTAGGGGCGACGGAGTTACCGCACCGGTGCTTGCAACGGTTGTGTAAACTGGGTTAACAGAATACGAACCGGTTGTAGCGTTCGGGGTCACAATCTGCAAACGGACTGTAACGGTTGCCGACGGGTCGCCGGTATCGTTACCAAATTCACCGACTGCAATCACGTTGAACATCTGCCCGTTCAATACGCTGGCTGGAGGAATAAACAATGCTCCGGTTGCGTTTGTTGCGGAAGGTGTCGCTGGGCTTGCGCCGATAGACGGACCTAGCAAACGTGGGAAGTACTTAATCGTGGTGCCTGTGCCGCCAACTTTGGACGGAAACAGACCACTGACTGAAAAATCATAATTCTGTGCCATGTGTTTACCTTTATCTACGTTCCGTCAGCAGGGTCGCCGTCAACGGAGCGCTTTAATAGCAAACAGGGTTTAGATCGTGCTACCCTATTCACTCTTTCTGAGCCTCTCGGACTCTGAAACTTTTACTTTCTCTTATTTACTGCGGCTACTTTTGCAACTGCGTGTTGAACAACTGTTGCGGCGTGGTCAATAGTACCATCTGCTCTACGCACTGTATTAGTATCGCCGAAAATCTCCAACTCCACTGCTTTTGTTTGAACAGGGTCTACGCGACCATTCTTGTCAAAGATATCCAATAGATTTGCCGCATCTGATGGATGAATGTTTTGTCTTACATTTGCTGCTGTCATATAAATCTCCTAAAATCTTATGATGCGTTAAGAAGCGTTGGAAGAATTAGCTGCTACGGGGTTTGGAATTACGACACCCGTAACGTTATTCACACCATCTACTGGAACAGAAACGGCCCTGCGATAAACAAATCCTAGATAAGGACCTGACGTAATACTTGCAGCATTTGCTGTAATGAGATACGTTCCTGCAATCAATCCTGAGAAAGTAAAATTTCCGCTAGCATCTGCGTTAGCAAATAACGTCGGGAGAGAACCCAAGCCTTGGGCCAGTGGGTCGCATTGAATGAATGCGCCAGATGCTGACGCGCCGCCTGCATTGCCAGTAATGGAACTAGACATAGATCACACTCACAACTACGGAGCTAACAGGAGGTGTCGAGCCAGCCGTTCCTCCAGTTGTAACGCAAACTGCTGAAAGAGCGGTGCCGAAAGTTACGCCTTGTGCTGCTGATGTAAAAAATTGTCTGGTAACAACTGCGCCTTGTGGAACATAAATAATTTCATCTGGAGCTGTTACACCGACGGTGACGCTACCGCTGGCCAGATTGTAAAGTTTAACGTAGCTTGCTGCTCCCGCATTCGCGCTGTTATCCACGATAACTGTATATACTTTCGCAGAGCTGGCTTTAATAGCATCGACTGCGTTGCCCATCGCTGTATCTGTAAAAACAATTTCTACGGATGGGGTTGATACGTTGACCTGTGTTATGGCCATGAAGTCTCCTACTGCTGCGTGTCGAACTGAAACAGATTTGCTTGAAACTTATCCGCGCCGCTTACTGAACCAATGAACTGTGCGCCTAAGCTGAACTGTAACAAGGCTTCTTGAAACGGATTCTGATTAGAGATCAAAACTCCCGACGTGTAAACACCGCCGATGTTTATCATCCATTCAGCGGTCAATCGCCCTGCTCTCTTGTCAAATGCTGGCCCTGTGTTACCGTCTTGTGCTGCCGAAAGTTTAACAACCAACTGCCACAGTGTGGTACCCGATAGCGGTTGGGGTGACGGCAATGTTGCCATCACATCATCAACTATCGCTCTAACGGGTTGAGTTCTTTGAGAGAAACCCTTCATCGTTAAAATGAAATTTGCTGCCGTATTTATACCCGACGACGGAATCACTATACTTCCACCAGCCACAATACGACAGGGCTTCTCGAACAAACTACTACCACCAGGAACTGTTAAAAATTGGTTGCCGCTGTATTGAAACAATTGAAAACTATTTGAAGCCGTTGTAATAGCGGCTGGAGTTAAAAAAGTAACTCCCATGGAACGTAACGTTTGACCAAGAACAAGAGGCTTAAATACAGGAGGCGGTGCTGCTGACTTAACAGCGTTTACAATCGCTGACCAAGCCGACGAAAGGGCATTGAAAAACTTTTTAGTTAATTTGTTTACTCTACCTGAGAAGGCTGCTGCACTAGCTACTAGACTGCGAGATATAAATTTACTTTGTATCCCCGACATGACAGAAGCAACAGCGGACAGCGATTTCAAAGTCTTCTTAACTACGCTGCCGCTTAAAGCAGTCATAGATGCGGCCAGCACTTGAACGTGAAGCTTAAACTTAGATATGGCTCCGTTAAATGCAGAAGCAACAGCAGCCAACACTTTCAACGTCTTCTTAACGATGCTACCATTTAAGGCAGCTGCTGCGGCAGACAGAACGACAAGCGTCTTCTTAATCAAAAAGCCGTTAAACGCTGCTGATACAGCAGATAAAATTGCTAGCGTCTTCTTGACAAGGCTGCCGCTAAACGCGGCTGCCGTTGCCGACAATGAAACCAAAATACTCTTGACCAAGGAGCCGTTGAATGCTGCGCCAACCGCTGATAGGATTACCTTCGTCAGTTTAACCAGGGAGCTGTTAAATGCTGCCGCGCCAGCGACTAACGCTTTCAAAGTCTTCTTAATCAACGAGCCCTTAAATGCTGCTCCAACAGCCGTCAACACTTTCAAAGTATTCTTTATTAGAGAACCGTTGAATGCCGAGCCAACTGCTGATAGGATTGCCCTCGTCAGCTTAACTAAAGAGCCGTTAAAGGCTGCATTGACTGCCGACAAGATCGCCTTCGTCAATTTAATTAGCGAGCCATTTAATGATGCAGACGTTGCCGCAATTGGTATCTGAGTCTGCTTTACTATCGTGGCAGACATCGC